GAACGTGGCTAAACATATTCTTATCTGGTTTGTCTGCGTACCTCTCACCGCTTACTTCCATACGCTTATAGGCATAGCCACCTTCAAACCCTTTAATTAATTGTGGACAACGCCTGTCTATTAGTAGTGCTGGCTTACCTTCGACCATCTTCGTCAACTGGGAGGAAACCGACTCTAGTCGGAGGTCAACAGAGTTGGAAGGCGCAGGAAACGCCTTCAAGCCAGCACCGCGCAGAATATGAAAGGGAGTCGATTCATCAGTCTGCGCTCTAAAATCACCCGCAGGATCGCCGTAAATAATTACCTCAGAGGCAGCAGCAAACCTAGTAGATAGTTCATTTCTAAGAACCTCGGCAAAACGCACGATGCCCATGTCTACCGCCACAATTTCTGACTGTAGAAACCACCGCCCCCTTACCTTTTGACCAAAGACCGCAGCAGGAGTTAGACCAAAATCCACACCAACATAGACTGGCATGTTTGCAGCAACGGGTATTTCTTCTTGAGCTATGTGAACTTCGGATGCAAACATTGGATATACAGGCTTTCCGTCTTGAATATGACCCAATCGGTTCATCACATAAACATCTATCCATGATTTAGTCTTTCCTCGAATGAGGTTTGGATAGTAGCTCTTGAGCATGTTCTTTGTGTTTTCAGCCTTTGGGTTTGGATCATAGTCTTCTATTTCTCCGTCTTCTGTTTTCCTCTCAACCATACCAGCGGGCTGGGTAAAGAAAGACCAGTTATCTGGTTTGACCAGCATCTTAGCTTGCTCACGCGGAATATGATCTGGGATTGGAACTTCGCCAGACATAATCGGCCACCAGTGATCTTCCTCAGGGGCGTTTGTATCGGCAATAACGCCAGTCCAAGAAGGCCCACCATCACGCATAGAAGGAAACCGGCCAACACGCATCGTACAGGCATCGATAATACTCTTAGGAATCTCTCTAGCTTCGTTGATCCAGATCCCCGTAAGCTCCAAAGAAAGAAGCTTCTTAACGTCTTCGGGCCTATCAAGAGCCAAGAAAAGAACCTCAAGATCTATGTCTCCCTTTTGAATGCGGTGGGTGTATGGCACTGACCAAGTAAACTTGCCCCAGTCTGATTCCGGAAACCAGTCTAGCCAAGTCTTGATAGTAGTAGTTCTAAGCTGTGGATTGGTATTACGAATAATAGCCCAGCGGCTTTTGCGTATTCCGTCTGGGCCTTTCTTCTGCTGAATAGCGCGGCGAAACACTTCAACACAACAGCCAACAGATTTACCAGAACCAACTGGACCTCTTACGCCACGAAAGAAGGTGTCATCTTTCATAAAGGTCTTGAGTACATCGCCATCGGGTTTGTACTTAAAGTTAATCATCTATAACCTTTGTTGACTCCAAAGCGGATCATCTCTTCCACTACTTCAGGCGCAATGCTTTCAATCAGCTTATCGCAAGCAGAGTCACTAACCAAGTGGCTGCTTTCACCAAACTTCTCCACAACATAGGCAAGATGAACCTTGCGCACAATATTGCGCAAAAGATTTAAGTCTTCTTGTTTAATCGTGCTTATAAAGCTCACTTCTTAGCAGCTTTCTTTTTTGGGGCTGGCTTTGGGTCTGGCCCTTCAACAAGTCGCCGCGAAGAAGGAGTTCGAGTAGCCCCTGAGTAAGTTGTACCGCCCAATGTGTGAGTCGGCCCTGTGTAAATCTTATTATCGTTTGCTGTGTACCAAGCCATTATGTTCTGTACTTTCTTACTTTCTTGGCAATAGCTTTCGGTTGAGCCACATGCTGCTTACCTGCTGCCTTACCCTTTCGTTTAGCTGCGGTTGTAGCTGCATATTCAGAACTACTAAGAGCAGCGATAGCCTTACTAGGAAGATAACGCTCACCAGTCTCACTAGACTTCTTGCCAGACTTGGTGCGCCACTTCTGCTTACCCCAGTTAAGTAATGACTTCTGGGGAGCCTTCATCGGTATCCACCGCCAGCTGCCTTGTATCTCTTGGCAAGCAACTGGGCTTTTCTCGCCGACCACTTGCCAGCAGCAGTGCCTTGAACATTAGCAGCCTTTATTCTGTTGAACAAAGACTTCCGCATCTTGGGCTTGGTGTAGTTGCCAGCTGCATTAACCGCCATCTTGTTCCTCGCTTATGTTCTTTTGACTTCGGAACCTTTCAGCCGAAGTCTTCTCCATCTTCTTAACTTTCTTCAGAAGGTTCTCGCGCTTCATGCTAGTAACCATCTGTCCATCAGAAGTGCCAAGAAACTCCTTAACCTTGCGGCGCAACTTAGTCACCATAGAGTAATCTTCGGGCGTACTTTCTAATTGCTTAGATAGCAACGAATAACGAGCATTCATTCTATCGCGGGGCGATTGTCCTTTAGGCATTATTTCTTCTTTCCACTTGGCTTCTGCTTGGGAGGGCGTCCAACCTTAGATCCGTAAGTTCCTTTTCCCTGTGGCATCAATAACCTCCTAATAAACTTCTGCGCTTCATGCCCTTCCGACGATACGGAACATCCGCTAACTCCTGCTCAGGGCGATCAATAGGCTTCATACTCAAAGAAGGAAGCGGCTGATCTTCAGGCTTCCTCTCTTGATACATCTGTTCGGCACTCTTGCCTCTACCACCAAAACACATAGTTATGCCTTTCCCGCACTCTTATTGCGCTTAATAGACCTATTAGCAGCCCTGCCAATAACTCTTAGATTCTTACTGCTATTATCTCTTGGATTGCCATTCCTGTGGTCAACGTCCTTGCCATCACCACGCTTGGCAATACCAGCTTGCTCCAACTTGTAACGCGCCTTCTTACGCTTGCGATTATCCTCCATCCGCTTAGAAGACTTGTCATACCTGCCTTCGCCACGCATAGAATAATCCCGAACATAATTCTTACTACTAGGCATTAACACTTCCACTTCCGTAAAGCCAAAGCCTTTCTAGTAGGGCGACCCTTTTCATCTTTCATCGGCCCCTTAACACCACTCATCCTAGCGCAAAAAGACTTCTTCCTTGGCCCGCCCTCAGGTTGAGGCCTCTTTAAATTAGCGCCAGTCTTATTTTTAAAATACCTACGACCAGCAGCATTTAAGCCACCCTCAGGATTCTGATACTTCTTTGCTACCATATCCAACACTCTTCAATGCAGCCTTCGCAACACTCGTATCCGCTCTAGGCGGCTGCGCCTCAGGCTCTCTCTTATACCTACTCATAAAATACCCCTACACTAAAAAAAATATAACTGACAATGCACAAACCTTTAGGGCTAATAATGCGAGGAGGGGATCACATAGACACTTAAAGCCCTGAGTTTTCCCCCCTACCCCCTAGCTAAGCTACCACCAGCCAAACGGTTGCACGGGACGAACAGACTTAGCCTAGATCAATAGTCACCTTGATGTCACCAGCCACCTGAACCTGTGAACGATCAATAGGTTTATACCCAGCACGATCCAACAAATCCTTACTAGCCTCAAGCTGAACGTACTCAGACTTAGCGCTCGTAGCCAACCTACGCACTGTACCAACAGCCAATGTAGCACTCAATCCAAACTCTTCATTCATCCTCTGTGCCAAGTACTGCTGCACATGAGCAAGCTTCATAGTCTTGGTTGCAGTTACTCTTCCAGACTCACCAACAGCATAGCCAGCTTCTTCAGCGGCTTGAGCTATCGTACATCCTTTTGCTACAATCGTGTCTACCAAAGCCATCTGTTTATCAGTCAGCTTGCGGCTTGCTGGAACCATGTCACACCTGTTTTCTAAGCTTAGTCATTAAGAATATATCTATCTTATATCTCATTCGCTAGCCCCCCTCTCCCTCTCTCCCCCCATTACGACACTATTTCTTATATGGCTGTCAAGAGTGACGTAACGTAACTATACTAATTACCCTACGTCACATCTGATTATTACAGTTGACAGGGTGGCAATGACCTTTGCTGCGATACAGTAAAACAACAACCTTAGTCAGGCTCTCCATGTCTTTTCTCAGCTTGCGGTAGGGTCATTGCAAGCAGAGATGCAAGCACCTGTGCATTACTATGACCTGCCATTGCCGCGCTTCGTTGTGCTTTTAGAAAGGTAGCTGGCTGTTAACCAATGGCTTACACCATTGGGCCAGCAAACGGGGGGAATCTTGCCCGATTCCCCCAGCTATACGCTTCCCCCATATGGCTAAAGAATAATGAAAAAAGAATACCAAAAAGAATTTGGACCAACTCCGAAGCTCGCGTCTGGCCCCACCGTCATGGATCACTGACTAACAGTTCGCAACAACGCTCGTTCCTCGGATATTGCGAACTGCAAGCCTGCGGTTATTCAGCGCTCCCTGTCGGCGTTGTCCAGCCCCTCACTTCGGGCCGGTTCAAATTACGAGAAACACACACAAGTTAACGCTTAAATTGGAGAACTTAAAATGACTGCTTATGAAATCGCTACAAAGAACCACACAAAAGCCGAATTGATTGCAATGGTTGAACGCGCAAACGGTCTAGCTATCGACGCGGAAGAAAACTACAAGCACACAAAAAACCAACTGAACACCTTGCGCGTTAAGGCAAACCCCGCAGCCGATGCCAACAAAACCCGCACCAGTCAAACCGACCCAGTGAAGGACTTCTTGAACCACATAACAACAGATGAAACGCTGTACCGTGACCGCCAGTTTACAATCACAGACACTTGCCAATTTGATCGCCGCGTTATTGTTGAGGCAATCATTGATAAACTGTACTGGTTAAAGACATCGCGCAAAGGCCACGACGCCTACGCCATGAGCACCAAAGAACGCGCCGAATATGCAATGCGCCGCAATGATGGCACCGAGATTGCATTGACGCAGCTCAAAGCAGCGGTGTCAGAAGCCCGCGCAGCACAAAGCAAACTTGCATTGTTTGACCGCATGCAAGACCAGCTGCGCGGTTACTACGCGGAAACCTTTGGCAAGTCTTACATTGCCTATGGAGAGAACGAGGCCAACATTCCAAGCACACAAGAGCGCCAAGCCATCCCCGCTGACATCGCGGCAGACATGGCAGCGCTTGGCATCACACCGCCCGCAGATCAGACAGCCAACACCAACGGCGTTGAGACAGTCGCGGACGTTGCCTAATGTTGAAAGCATTAATCACGTTTGAAATGATCTTGGATTGCCCAGAGCCAGCAGACTACTTCGGAGACTTGGCAAACATCTACTACTCATAACGCCAACCAACACAAACAAACGCGGGGCTGCCAAATGGTGGCCCCAAAATTTTTTCGGCCCTCCGCTTCGCTACGGGCCTCATTTGCCAGAGGAGCAGACAATGCTTAAATTACCAAACATCCCGCCAAATGATAGCGACGAGTTCCTATATGACGACGACCTGTGGCTAGATGCAGACGACATCCGCTTGCAATGTGGTGTCATCACTCCATATGAAGCATCGCTTGATAACGACCAGCAGGAGAAAGCATGGCATTGAGCCATGCAGTCTCCTATCAAAATATGTCACTCCACCCACCCACCCCCGTGCCATTTTTGATTCTGAAAAGTGCGCCATGCTATTCCTCGTTCCTCGGGCATGGTCGCTTCCGTGCTATGGCACGGCCCCCCAGAGTTCTCTCCCCAGAGTTCTCTCCCCAGACTTGAGCCAACTACGGTGAGAGTAATTTGGCAAAACACCATGCCAACTTCCCAAGTCAAATAATCCACACTAATTCAAACAAAAGGAGAAACTAAATGTTAAAAACTGTATGGATTGCATTCATTGCATTCTCTACACCAGAAGACTGTGATCATTTCGTGGAAACAAATCCTTCACTTGCTCACGGTGAAATACAATGCGTCATTCACAAGCACGAAGTGCCACAAGTAAAACCAAAACGAAAACCAAAGTAACGTAAGGTAACTAATGACTTTAACTATTGTCACTGCAATAATGCAGGGCATAACCAACGGAGAACTAACATGGATCTTAATTCAACTCAACTAAACACACTGATTGTACAATATATTCGTGAAGTAGTGCGCGAAGAACTGCATCAGCAAAGCCCAAAAGACTGGGATATATCTGATCATACAGATGAGCTTGTTGATTTAATTCATGAGCAGATCAACAACGCAACTATAACTATAGACGTATAAGGAGAACTAACATGAGACTCAACTACATTGATTATGCAGACCTACCTTTGTCTGTAATGTTTGTAAAAGATGACATCGAATTACTTCATGAATTCTTTTTATTTGCTGAAGCAAACTTAAACATAAATGAAGATTTCAAACGGCCCATTTCACTAAAGCAAATCATAACATGCTTTGCAGAAATACATGCAAAACTAGAGGAGGTATAGCATGAAACATTTCTCAATGAACGACTTCAACTTTCCAGTTGAGCAACAACCAATCCACGATCAGCTTGGAAATATCATTGCTGGTCATCAAGCTGTTGTGCGTACCGACACCGATCAGGTGTTGGGCGTACACGGATCACGCTACAAGATTGTATCGCACGATGATGTAGTCAACTCAGTTCTCGACGGAATCAAAACAGCAGATCTATCAGACGATTATGAAGTAAGCGTCGATGTACTTGAAGACGGTCGCAAGCTAAGAGGTGAGATACTATTTAATAATCTTACTGTTGAACCAGCAGTCGGTGACTACGTTAAGTTCAGAGTCAGCTTCTTCAATAGCTACGATGCATCTTGGTCCTTCTCTCAGCAAGCCAATGGCTTACGGCTATGGTGCCTCAATGGTTGCACCACACCCGACACAGTGGCGCGCAGTAGATATAAGCACACTGCATCGATCAACGTCGAAGGCGCAGCAGCCAAGGTAATCAATGGCCTTGAGCACTTTCAGTCTCGCAAAGATGTTTGGCAAAGCTGGATGCACACCAAGCTAGAGCAACCACAGATCGAGAACTTCTTTAAGAAGACTGTCTGCAAAGCATTCACACGTCAGCAGTCAGTCACCAAGACCAACGAAAAGCAACTAGAAAACTTGCTAAGCATCTGGAACAACGAGCGCAGCAGCCTCGGCTCTAATAAGTGGGCACTGTACAACTGCCTTACTTACTGGGCTACACACACACAGGATCTGCGTAAGCCAGAGATTGCTAAGTACAATCGTGAACTACAGATTGCTAGCGCAATGAAATCAAAACAATGGATGGAGATGAGCTAATGACTTTTGGAAAAGTGCATAAGAAAAAAAGCACTTGGTGGTATAGCAAGCAATCAGATAATAGCGATTTGATTTTATCAACCAAGCACAGAACGCAAGGAGATGCTTGGAAAGCTGCTTCTGTAGATTTGAAAGAAGGTCGAATCAATAAGCTTTATGTTTATCACGGAACTGGTTCGCTTAAGGAAATAATGTCGTATGACTTAAGCTACTCATGGGAGACAGTAAAATGAGAATGAGTAAACAACACTATGAATTTATTGCAGACACGATTGGGCCAATGGTAGGTTGGCCCTCTCACCTACACTCAATAGCTGATGAGCTAGAGAAAACTAATCCACGCTTTAATCGTGAGAAGTTTTTGCAACGTGCAACCAAAGCTTGGGAGGATAACCATGACATACCAGATGTTGATGACCACATCCCATATTGAATGCCCAGAGTGCTATGGTCATGGCGCTCTGACTTACACTAGGTTTATTAGGCAAGGTTTTGATGTCGATGTAGGCTACGAAGAAGAATACAAAGACACTTGTTTTAATTGCAACGGTGACTGTGAGATTGAAATAGAGCCAGAGGATCTTGACAACGACGAGTGACTTGCTGCATTAGTGCAGTATGAAGTCGTATCTAAAACACCTACAAGATAGAGCAGAGGAAACAGACATCTCTCTGCTCACCTCTTTCAAACGAGCAAGCGTTCCAACGTCTACTTATTATAGATCAATAAACGGAGACACCGAACTGAGATACGATACCGCAGTGAAAGTAATCAATGCTATCGAAGAACTTCACTCGATACAACAAGCCCGTGAGCATACCGAAAGACTACGATCTTCTGGTAAAGATATTAACCGACGCTCGGTACGAGCTAAGTTTAAGCCAAGAAGCATTAGCTCATAAAATCGGATGCACTGTATCACTGATCCACAAGTGGGAAGCACAGAAGCGTATCCCATCTGGGTTCATG